CCCATCAAGTTTAACCTCAATAAGTTTTTTGCCCGAGACTTTATTTTCATGATTAGCACTATCGTGGGCAAGCTGGCAACCAAACACAGGAATACTGTAATCAGCATATTTTTTCTCTACTACTTTGTTAATTGTTTTTTCGCTTACACCACAGCGTAAGTCTTTGATTAAAATTCTACGATACCAACCGTTCCACTCTTTCTTAGTGGCACTCTTCATCATTGTTTGAATCATGTCGCGAGCTGTATTACCTGTGACATTGCGAGTTGTAAAGCCAGTAAGAGCGAGAGTAAAACTGTCCCAAGGTAAACCAGGGCCATCTTCATCTGTTTTCTCCGGTATTTGTTTTAAGCCAAAAGTTATCATTGGATCAAGAGCAAGTCGGCAACCTTCAAAGAATTCCTTATTGCCTTCCTGAGCAATAGTTTCAATGATAGCTTCTTTGTTTAAACGGCTTGGATGACTTTCCAAACTCCAAATGTGACTGGCACAAATGCTCATGTTGACTCCAATGATTAACTGTATAAGTGTATATTATACAGTCTAGTTATCAGTATGTCAAATGATTTGTAGTCTTAAATGGTTTACCTAGATAGGCATTTTCCAATTGGCGCATAATCAAGTTTTTCATTCTGCGGATAATTGGATGATTGTGATCAAAATTGAATGTCTTTAAATAGTAATACCACCAGCTGTGTTTGTGGCGTTTGGCTTGATCAGAGTCTAGATATTTTCCAATTACGTGTGGATCGTATCCGAACCGATCGACTAGTTCGCAGGCTGTATTAAAAGCAAATGCGCCCATTTCGTCGCGATCCCCATAGTACTCTTGTTCTTTGCGTTCTTTGGCTAGTTCTGCTGTACTTTGATAGCCCGGCAACGATTTAAAGTTACGAGCTCGGAATTGACGCATGTGTATCATTTCGTGTAGCACTACATCTGCAAAACGAACAGCCATACGCTTAAAACGATATTGTGTAAGTTTTAACTTACGATTAGTTGGATTATAGTTAAAATTAACTTCTATAGCTGGCACTGATTTAGCATCTTTATCGCTATAGTAGACACCGCCCATAAACACATAACCTTTAGTTGTAGGCGCATGTATACACTTTTTGATCTTGATAGGCAAATGATGCTTGACGTGTCGGGTAATACGTTTTTGCATTTGACTAGGAGATAACTCTTTGCCTACAAGCTCACTGTTAAGCGAATAGAACATAGAGTACAGATTACTGCGAGTAATTTCCGACCAATCAAATGGTAGTTGGGCCATAGTACACTCCTAGTATAGCTATTTATAGTATACTACGGCAACCAATTATATACGCACTTTATGGGCGTTTTGTAATGATTTCGTCAATCAATCCAAAATCCGATGCTTCTTGGGCACTCATAAAGTTATCCCGTTCCATAGCTGTATAAAACTCATCAAAAGTTTTACCCTTGCTGTTATGATTAACATAAAGCTGGGTTAGATTCTGTTTCATTTTTAGGATTTCTTTTACTTGGATTTCCATGTCCGTAGCTTGTCCACCTGCACCGCCCGAGGGTTGGTGAATCATGTGTCTAGCGTTTGGAAGCATTTTACGCTTGCCAGGAGCACCAGCAGTAGCAAGCAGGCTTCCCATACTACAGGCCTGGCCCATAACGATTGTGGATACATCACACTTAATGAATTGCATAGTATCGTAAATAGCCATACCAGCGGTAACGACACCGCCAGGACTATTAATGAAAAAACTAATATCCTCATTGCCCTGACTTTCTAAAAATAACAACTGTGCTACAATCAAACTAGCACTATGTTCGTTTACATCTGTATCTAACATAACAATGCGGTCCTTGAGCAAGCGACTGTAAATGTCATAACTACGTTCTCCTCGAGCTTCTTGCTCGATTACCATTGGTACTAAATTAGGCATTGTTTTCCTTTTTAATAAATTGTTTCAATTCAGGTGGTGTCCAGCCAATCGGCTTTAGGACCTTGCCATCTTCACGCTTGCGAACCTTGCCAGTTTCTTTATCAATCTTAGCAAAGTTAGTATTCATAACTTCCTTCCATGCACCTTCACCGTCGGCGCCTAACGAATGTAGGGCTCCAATAGTAACTACTAAAATATCGATAAGTGCATCTAGTGTCTCTACATGGTCATTGTTGTTAATAGCAACATTAAGTTCTTTAAACTCTTCATCAATTAATGAAACATACAGTTTAAATTGATCCACATTAAAGCCTTCAACTGTCTGATCACAGGCCTTCATAAACTTTTCTTGATCACGAAACGGATTCATATACTTCCTCTTCTAAATATCTTTTTAATTCTTTGTCTGTAGGCTCTACTGAGTAGTTGTGTTTGAAGAATATCTCATAACTGTCGCTACCATATTTTCCAATGCCATATAACTTTTTAGCATCTTCCCCGTCCCAGGTCAAGTAATCTTGGCTCATACGCACTAGTCGTTCATAACGAATATTCATCATACCTAAGGGTGCTAGGATAGTTTTGACAAAGTCGGGATCGGCTTTGAGCAGAGCATGCGGAGTAGGGAACCAGTATAGGAATTCGGGCAAGGTCATCTTGACAGGTTTGCGGCCAGTTTGGTTCAACATGATAACACCTACCATGTGTTCCCAACTATTTGAAACTTGTTGCTGGACCATTAGGTCATCGCGCAAGGGTTCAAAGAACTTCATTCTGCTGGCTCGTAAGTAGCTTCAAAAATATCCGGCTTGCAAGCATAGAACTCGCCTTGTACACCTTTAATGATCCAATCACCTTCAGTTGCGATATGCTGTACCTTCAAATGGATACCATCTTCCAGTGTACCAATCTCTGCTTCTGCTTTAGCAGTTGGATGGCGTTCTTTGCGAACATTGCCTAAGGCATCTCCGCAAAATGATTTAAGGGCGATCATACCTGATTCATCGTATGTAAATTTTACTGCTTCAATTACTACTGGTTTCTTTTTGAATTTCATTTGTTTCTTTCTGTGCGACATTGATAAAACTTTCTCGTCCGGCCCTGGCCACCACCATACTGCTCTGGTCATTTGTTTAATCTAATATTAAACCAAACTAAAAATGCATTAACTAATGCCCAAACATAGTCACCCCGACCAAAACAGTCGATAGTGGCTAGGGCACACCAGCCGGCAATAAAAAATGATATTTCATATTGATTACGTTTAAACCAATCAAGCATTTTCTTCTTCCTCGATGCCTTCATATTGGGCAAGTTGTTTTTGGAAAGTCTTTAATTGCTCAATCAAATTAACAACTCCACCGTGGTTCATAGTAATGGCACTATAACCCATCTTAAACTCTAGTCGATTCTCGCTAGTCATGCCTAGTGTATAATAAGTTACGCTTGGCTTCTTAGGCTCAGGAGGAAGATATCCACCACCGTCTCCGCCACCGTGTTCAGGCTCTTTGGGAAACGGTACAACATTACTAGGTTTCTTTTTAAACATACTCAACATATTATTCTCTTTCATATTAAGCCAGCGAGCCAGCGGATTACAAACTAACGGTAATGCAATTATACACACCCATCCAATTTGAATCAACTCAAACGGCGCAAATTTTTCAACAAAGATCGAATACATTCCTATAGCAAGGTAAATGGCACTCCAATAGAAGAGCCAATACCCGCCACTAGGTTGCCAGATTATCCTGCGCCACATATTACTGGACTGATACTTGACCAATTACTGCGCCGGGTTTTTGTAGTGCGGCATCACGACGAGCTTTATATTCTGCATTGTCTACAGGCATTAAATTTAATGATACTGGCTTGCCTGCTGGCTTATCGGTATCGTCTAATTCCTTAAATGCTTCAGGAGCACGTTCTGCGGCAATTTCGTTAAGACGCTTTTGATCCTTAGCCTTCTTTAGAATATTAGCATCACCAGTTGGTAGTGCTACGAGGACGTATGCACGGAACCGGTTACCTTCGGAAACTATTTTCTTCTCAACAGTTTCTACACCAGTAATGTCAACTTCCTTACAGCTGGTGCGTAGAACCATTTCGCTCAACTCTGAGCTAGCATCTGCTGTATCGGATTTATAAATCTTTGTACGTTGACTAACTGTGCCACCAGCGGCCATACAGATCTTGCTGTAGGCATCTGCTTTGGCTTTAGTCATAGCCATCGAGTAGTCACCGCTGGCACTAGTACCAGAAGCATACACTGCCGAATTACTCAAAGGTACTTGAGTCATCCATTTAGGCGCTTGATCGATTGCACGTTCAACTTGACGTTCTTTATAAACACGCTCGTTGTCTGCACGTTTCTGATATACATCAGTTGTACCACAGGCCGCTAGCATAGCAACAATGGGAACTAGTATTAAAACTTTTTTCATTTTATTTTCCTGACATCTTTTCTTTTGTCCACTCTGCTGTGGATTGAATATCCTTACCTACACCTGCTACAGTTGAGCAAGCGGCAAGGGCTGAAACTAAAACAAATGCCAATATCATTTTCATTTTGCCAACTCCTGACTCTGTGTTTTAACTGTGTCTACACCTTTATCAAGCATCTTAGCGATACCGCTGAAACCAACAGTAGCTAAGACCAATCCAAAGATAGTGCCTGCTATAAATGCCTTCATGATAAATGCCTTTCTATGTTATTAAACATGTATGTATTATATACGGCTTTGTATCAAATGTCAACCTACCATTTGTCCACAACTAGCCAATTTGTATCACTTCCTTCATTTTGGCAAATAACTCCATTGTAGGTACGGGGTTGATTCTTAACCGTTTTGTATTCCTGGAACATTCGGCATTTTACACCATTGTACATAAAGTACTTTTTGACTGGGCTAGTTGCTACTTCTGTTTCCAAAATAACATCGCCAATTTTAATTTTCTCAGATAACGGTTTACCTTCATTACATACTGTAACGGCTTCATTCTTAAAAGTACCAGCCATTTGAGTTAGGAAATTTTTTCTAGTTTCTTCTACTGCGAATCGGCAAAGATTATCACCGACTTTGAATCCTGCCCATTCTCCATTTAGCTCGTGATCTTTTCCATTTACTTTTATGTGGAATTTAACTGAACAAGATTGGTCAGTTTCTGTCTTAATCAAGTTTTCGACAGGACCTACTTGCATTTGGGTTGCGTTTCGTGAAGCCAACCGGACTTCACACTCTGCCCACACTGTTTGACTGATCAACAAACATAACAATATTAAGTATTTCATTTTTGTTCACACGAGTAAGCGTACCACCAAATTGTGGCTTTTAAGCGACTGTTATACTTGCGATCAGTTTCGCTAAGTTCGTCCGGGTCTTCTACAAAGTTTTTACGATCTTGTAAACTGTTAAGTTCGGCTAACTGCTCGTCCGCACGATTGCAGTCAGTTGGATAATTAACCAGCTCTTGATAGGTTAGGTCATGTCGACTCTGCTGACTAGATTGATAAGAACTAGCCGTATTGTCGTCACACCCTGTTAATATCAACGCTACCAACACTAATGGTAAGAGTTTCATTTTATCGATACTTGTCGTCTAGCTCAACATTAGTAAGTCCTGCTACCATTTGGAACTTATCCCAAGCGACCTTGGCGGCAGGGTTCTTTGCCAATTCACTGCTGGGCAATACAGCTTCTAACCAAATCTCTGGGCGGCGTTTTGGGTGTGCGCCAAATTGTCGAGGTTGATGTAGTCGACCAGTTTCCCAAAGTTCAATACTGACACTACGGAATCGATCTTCATCTAGGTCTTGATAGGCTACCCATTCGGGATTGCTCAAACCATACGGGTTGTGATAGCCTTTCCAAATACTAGACCATTGTTCGTCATTAAGAGGATCAAAATCTGTACGACTAATAATGATAAGAACATCGTCGATGTCTACTACACCATCGACGATGTCTCTCACACATCGACTGTAACTCAGTCCAATTTTCATTTTTGACTTTCTTCAAGCTCTGTTACACGTTGCTGTAATTGTACTACAGCTTGTTCTAGTTTGTCAATATGGTCAGCGACCTGTTTCATAAACTCGGCTGTGTTTTCACCAGTCACTCGTAACATTTCTGCAACACTAGGTTGTTGTTGTACTTCTTCTGTCATTTTTAAATCTCCAATAAAATATTTGGGTTCCAGCCGCTGTCTTCGCTGTAGCCATCTGATTCGTAGCCACGTGGGTTACATACAACTCTTGTTTCACCGATCATGTAGTCAAAGGGATGATGAGTATGTCCGTGTGTCCATAATTTGATCTGCGGACGATCTAAAATGAATTCACTCAATTCACTGTGATAAGCACCGTTCATTAAATGTTCACTACGATACTGTTCGCTTACACTTTGGAAACTTGGACTGTGATGTCCGACTACAACAAACTTTTCATCTGGCTTTTCGGCAACTACTGTTTTGATATAGTCTAATGATTGCTTATGTCGAACGACTGTATCGTGAGGTTTCAAAGTTGTGTAACCTTCAAACTCTTTACGGATACATTTATAGTCCATCATCATATCACGAACAGCATGAAGTGTAAGCGGATCGCCTTTGTTCATGTCGGTCCACAAGGTGCTACCAATAAAAGTAACATCATCGATCTTTTTACTGCCACGTTCCATGAAATAGATGTTAGGATACTTCTCGCATTCTGTAGCAAGAATATCCAAAGTCTTATGCCACTTACCGTGATAGAACTCGTGATTACCAGCCACATAAACTGTATGTGGGAATTGGAAACTGCAACGCTTCAAAAAGTCACGGAACCGTTGAGCACTAGCCTGGCGGCGGCCGAGCCCAGGAATTTCTTCAAAACCCCAAGCACCCGACATAGGGGGTTGATGATCGTAAAGATCCTGGGCGACCATAATATCGCCGGACAAAATTAGAACATCATAGTCCTGATCATTTTGAATGTTGATGTCACTAAACTCCAAGTGGAGATCACTGACTAATTTAATTCTCATTTAATCCTCTGTTGATTCGTCGTCTAATACTTTATAGTCTACAGGAAACTTTGGCAAACTGTTTTGCTCAAGCCAATCCTGCGCATCTTCTTTAGTATACTGGCCTTTTTCAACTTTGTCAACAAATTCACGCAACATTTTATTCATCCAATCATTGAATGTCATATTTTCTGCGTGAGCTTGTTTGAACGCAAACATGAGTAAATCTTCTGGTAAATCCAAAGGAAGTAGTACATCTGTACTATAATCCTCTCCTGCTCGAATAGCTAGACATTTTTGGATAAAATCGTCATCGACTTCCAAATCTATGTACTCAATATCGTCCCAAGCTTCATTTAAGTTAACTCCGCGGGCAATCGATTCCTTACGATGCTTTTCAACAAACTTTGGATTAATCATACGATAAGCACGGTTGTTGGTATAGTCGCATACACTAACTTCATATACCTTTTGACTTTTAGTGCTAAACACAATATTAAAACTCCATCCACCCTTGTTGTGAAGTCCATTCCAACTAGACAATTGATAGGCATTAGGTCCAAAACAATTCCAACCATATGTATCACCTTCGGTGATTTTATAGTCAACTAGTTCCATCCATTCTTTAATTGTAATCATTCTTCAAATCCTTCTTTAAGTAGTTTACGGTGTTCGTACTCTTCCATTGCTTTCTTACGGGCTTCGTCACGTTCATTACGGTGCGTTTCACATAGTGTGCTGATCCAACCGTTACCACCACGTTCTCCAGGTGCGCCACATTCTTCACAAAGCATCATGCTCATCTGTTCTGCCATTGCAATAATGCCGTTGGTATAGTCATCGCCGCCTTGGACGTAGAACCGCAGGCCACCAAACTTTTCTTTAACTTGTTCTGCAACCACTTGCGGTATATCCTTCTTCCAATCCAAGTGACTTTGGATAAGTCGACATGCTTGATTGAGCAAATCAAACCAACCTTTACCTACAGCAATACCGCCGTACTTGCCGCTAAAAATTTTTGGATATACTTTTGGAAAGTAATCCTGCATTTCTTCGTCTGTCATTTTCATATAATTTTTCCTAATCCTAAATAGATTAATGCTTCTAATTCTAGTTGATAGTCTTGTCCAAGTCTACGTTTCTGGTAAATGGATTCTAACACTTCCTTGCCATCTCCATAGTCTAACACGCCCAAACCGCGTGACTCTAATTCTTCAATTAGGTCGTCTGTATCAAAGTCACTCAAGTCAACATCGACTTCGACTTCTGTGTAAATTGTTTTATACATTATTTGATTTCATCCGATGTTTCTGCAAAATGGCTAATAATTAAATCAAGTGCTTCTATAGTACGCATATTGAGCACAAGATCGCCCGGGTGTAGCCAATAGCCGGTTGGGTTAGCATCTGACTTTGGATTCTTCTTCCACTGCTTTATTTCTTTTTTGAGATACGCACGATAGTCTTTCAAATTGAGACTAGTAATACGATCCGCAGTTTCACCATCGATCCATTGATAAGGTTTGTGTTTTGCCTTGCTCATTGTACAGCCTTTACAAAGTTAAGTCTGGTTTCATCATTTCCATGTTTCCAATGTTTGCCCTGTGTTTTTACTTTGGCTTTAACAATGACGCATGGTCCACGTTTCAATTCTATCTGGCTCATCCATGAAGCCATTTTATTGTTTATAATAGCACAGATGTTCCATCCGTCAAAGTTCTTTGATTTAATTACTTCAAGAATTTCACAATCTAAATCAGCCAACCGATCACCTTCGCTTCCTAGGAATCCCTCTTCAACTTGTCTAGCGGCCTTCTTAACATCATTGTGTACGGTATCTCGAGCTTGTACACTTGGCAAACAGGCCACATAACCTAATTGGTTTTCCTTAACAGTTTCACTATTCAAAATAGTATTGATGGTAGTAAGGAAATCATTCTCGCCATCAATAGCGGAAAACATTAGTCGCTTGTAGTAGGTTTTGATTTCTTCTGCCCGAACCGTATCTTCAGGTTCAATTTTAAGTGCCTTAGTATCGGGGATAATCATTCGGTCATCCAAAGTGTAAAGCATTAGAACTTTGTTTGGATACTTAGTGTACATGAAGACACCATCATCGGCATAAACCGATTCCTGATCTTTAAGATAAGCACCATTAGTACGCTGTGCCGCACAGGCCAATTCTAGAACTTGCTGAATAGGGAACTCTTTCATGTCGCTTACTCTATGAGTTAATATAAGTGTATTTTACATGAAAACGTAGCGTTTGTCAATCGTTTCTAGATGATGATAAATCTTTTTGGCTAATTTTTTAGTAAGCCCATTTAAACCAAAATGTCCCATATAGGCACGTAGAGTTGGGCTAGAATAGACTGCTCCGGTACGCATCTTGCTTAGTACACTAATTCTGGATAGTCTTCTTTTGGCTCTATCGGCGTCCATAGTGCGTAGAAGTTCAATACTAATACTAAATGCATAGGCATCCATTTCATCATCGTCGGCTAGATATACTTCGTAGGGTGAATCGGCATGTGCGCCATATTGATTATGATCTCTGCGCATACTTTGATATTGATGGCGGAACTCATGTATAGTTGCATCAAATATTTCTTTTAAGAATGATGTTACTTGATGAGGACCAAAAGGTTCGTCACCCTGTAGATTATGATAAACTATAACTTCTATAGCAGTATCTAGATGATAATCATTTTCGCTATCATAGTATGCCATTACATACCATTTGTCGGGATCTAACTCTTTGTCTTTTTTAGTTTTAATAGCGATGTCAAAATTATGACGTTTGAAAGTTTTACGTGTTTTAGTAATTAATTGTTTAAAGGTTGTCAAGTCCACGATTGAATCTTGGACTTCTTTACAAACTTCAAAAACCCGTCCAAGAATAATGTTCATAATTACAACCTATAAGTTACTCTACCTTTGCTAAGATCATATGGGCTAACTTCTACGCGAACGCTGTCGCCTAATATGATCCTAATTTTGTTTTGCTTCAGTTTACCACCCATGTAACATAATAACAAGTTAGGCATATTTTCTACCTTAACTCTAAACATGTTGCCTGGTAATACTTCGTCTACAGTGCCTGTTAATTCTAATATGTCGTCTTTAGCCATTAGTTACTTTTGAAATGCTCCATGAGCCATCCTTGTTATCTGTCCACTCAAGTGTATCTCCCTCTACCCAACCTTGTAGATCCAGTAATTCTTGTGGTAGTGGAAGAATTAAATCCCCACTACCGTCATCTGCTTCTTCTAAGGTTATAGTCCAATGTGTCATATAATTACTTATATAATTTCGTCCTTGTATGGTACAGGAAACCATCCCAACTTGTCAAGGTCTTCGAGTATCTCGTCTGTGACTTCGCCTTCGGACACATATTTAGTACGTTCAAAATATTCATCATCTTCTTTACTGTTCATGCTCAAACCTCCCCTGATACCAGAACAGTAGTAGTCCATATAGTCCTCACCCTTGTTGCGAAGGTCTGCTACAATACCGCCAGCACTACGCCAAGAACAATGCCAATATTCTTCTGTGAGTATGGGCCATACGTTCTCTGGATCACGCTTACACCATTGCATGTTGCACCAAGCCGCATACAAGTTCTGTGCATAGGATTTATCCTCAGCACTAATCTTAGCCATTATTTCAGAGCTATTACGTATGTCTTCAACTAGGTCAGGGTGTTTCATCATTTTAAAATTGGTACAGACGGGAAGATTCGAACTTCCAAAGTCGCTCTAAGAGCTAGACCCTTGCCCTCCGTTCAGCTGGGGGTCAGCTTACTAGGAGGAGGTTTACCAGTTACACTCACGTCTGCCTAATAATTGTAGCACCATGTGTAAATAATGTCAATGAACTTTAGCACAATACCACTCAAAGATATAACTCGTTTTGGACAACAAACTATGTTAGATCGTCCTTTATTTAACATTAGTTGGATATTGGGACGGTTTTGTAATTATAAATGTAGTTACTGTTGGCCTTATGCTAGAACTGACAAGCCAGATCACTTGCCGCTTGAAGTATATAAATCTACTGTAGATGAGATTAAGCGCCAAGCACGAGCTAATGGGTTCAACCAGTTCCATTGGTCGTTCAGCGGAGGTGAGCCGACTGCTTATAAACAGTTACTCGATTTGATTAAACATTTAGATGAGACAGTAAGTCCCTACCAAAGTATACACATGACAACTAATTTGTCACCAGGATCTAAATGGTGGAAGAGCTGGTGTGATATCACAGGAAGCCTACAGCGTCGTAGTGTTACAGCCAGTTACCATTCTGAGTTTGCCAAAGAACAAGAGTTCGGTGATAAGTGTTTGCAGTTAATGAATGAAACAGTTCATGTGACTGTTAACCAGGTTATGGTGCCAGAAAAGTTTTACGAAACTCTAGAACGCTGTGAACGCCTTCGTGCTCGCGGAATCAATGTTACACTAAAACCACAGAGCAATGATACTGCTACTGCTATTGTAGACGGATACAGCGAAGACATGATCAAGATCATGCAAGATGACTTCGCTCAGCAAGAAGGGTTCCAAATACGATTAACTGACGGGACTACTAACTATTACATAGATCAAGCCGAGCGATTTAATGCACTAGGATTTAATAGTTTCACCAATTGGACTTGTAATAGCGGCTATCAGAGTGTTATAATAAGAGGTAACGAGGTCAAGAGAGCATATAGCTGTCATGATACACCCTTAGGAACTTTGGAAAATTTTACTTTATTTTCTAATCCTAAAAGATGTACAACACCTAGATGTGTTAGCTCAGCTGATAGCAAAATACCAAAATGTATAAATTAGAAGATATAAGAGATGTACATCTAGAACTAACTAGCAAATGTCAAGCACGTTGCCCTATGTGCCCACGGCGCATCAGCGGAGGTATACTCAATCCCCTAATAACTCTAAATGAAATAACTCTAGAACAATTTAAAGAATGGTTCCCAGTTACATTCATTCAACAGTTAGATAGTTTGTTCATGTGCGGAAATTTAGGTGATCCTATAATTGCACAAGACTGTTTAGAAATATTTCAATATCTGAGAGATACTAATCCTACAATTCGTCTAAGTATGCACACCAACGGTAGTGCTAGAAATAAATCATGGTGGCAATCTCTAGCAGAAACAAAAGTTAAAGTTACATTTGGTATTGATGGAAGTTTACAAATTACTCATAGTGCTTATAGAATAGGAACTGACTTAGATAAAATTTTAGAAAATGCCCAAGCATTTATTACGGCTGGTGGCGATGCTCGATGGGACATGCTAGTGTTCGGGCATAACGAACATCAGATAGCTGCCTGCAGAAAACTTAGCGAAGACCTAGGCTTTACAGAATTTAGAACTAAACATACTAGTAGATTTACCGACGATAGTTTAACTGTATTAGACGATGCTGGCAAGCCTATGCATGTGTTGTTTCCTACAGAAACTAGTAAGGCAATGATTTCAAAAGTTAAAGAAGCACAAGAAGATCACTTGCCTACTATAAGCTGTAAGGCGCAAGCAACCCGCACACTTTATGTTAGCGGTACAGGTAATGTTAGCCCGTGCTGTTGGTTAGATTTAGAATGGTATCTACCTAATCACAAATCACGCATAGACTATATGAGCAAGATAGAAGAGTTCCCTAATCTGCATAATCAAACGTTTAAAGAAATTTTTGACAGCAACTTCTTTAGTAAGATACAAGGTTGTTGGACCGAAAACGGTCTAAGAGAATGTAGTAAACAATGCGGTAAGTTTAACAAGTCAGGAGCTCAATTTGTTAATTGATACAGAACATTTGCATCACTGGATGCAAGCCATCCGCCAAAGTCCAGATCCTATAAGAACTATGGATGCATTTTGGTCTGGTCAACTTCGTAGCAAAGAATGGCTTATTAAGAATTTACGTAAACACGTTAATAAGGTTGTTACTATAGACATACACGGAGGTTGGGTAGGCACTCTTGCTAGTATGCTGTTTCAAAGTGATATATACGTTACTTCCATTCGAAGTGTTGATATAGATCCTAGTTGTGAACCTATCGCTATTAATATGAACAAGCTGGAAGAAATACAAGGCAAGTTCAAAGCAGTTACAGCTGATATGTGTAGTATTCGCAGTGATGCGGATGTTATTATCAATACCAGCTGTGAGCATATAACACAAGAAGAATATGAACTATGGTTAAGCGGGCATCCGCAGAACAGCATTATAGTTTTGCAAAGTAACAACTATCAAATACCAGAACATATTAGAATCGCCAATAGCTTAGAAGAATTTAAAGAACAAAGTAATTTAGACATTCTTTTTGCGGGCGAGTTGGAATTACCATTATATACCCGCTGGATGCTTATAGGAAAGAAAAATGTTTAACTTTAATGAACTTAAAAGTGTTCACGTGGAGATATCCAATCGATGCCAAGCGTCTTGTCCTATGTGCCCTCGTAACATACACGGCGGCATAGAAAATCCATTGTTGAATATAAACGAATGGACCTTAAGCGATTTTATAAAAATATTTCCAATAGATATACTAGAGCAACTTGATACTATTAATTTCTGTGGAAACTTTGGCGATCCTTTAATGAACGCTGATCTTGTTGACATGTGCCAATATGTTAAAGACACCACGCCCGATGTTAGGATTGAAATTCATACTAACGGTAGTTTGAGATCTTCTGCTTGGTGGAAAAATTTATACAATGCACTTCCTGTTCGCCATATAGTAGTATTTGCGCTCGATGGGCTGGCAGATACACACAGTCTGTATCGTGTTGGTACTAACTATGATTTAATTTTAAAGAACGCTAAAACATTTATAGATGCAGGCGGACTTGCAGAATGGATGTTTATTAGATTTAAACACAACGAACATCAGGTCGGTGCCGCCGAGACTGTGGCTAAACAGATAGGATTTAAAAAATTTACGGTAAAAAACAGCAGACGACATGCTCGTCCATTTCCAGTAGTTGATAATCAGGGAACGGTTTTATATAATCTAGAACAGCCGTCTGACAGCACTGTTAAGTTTGTAAGTAAACAGGATATAGCAGGGCATCAAAATTGGCCTAATGCAGATAAGATCAATTGTGTGGCAATTAAAGATAAAGAATTGTTTATCGATGCACACTATCAACTAAGCCCCTGCTGTATGATCGGTGCCTTCCTACATACAAACTACGATGTTGATTTATTAAAATCATATAATTTGTTTCAAGAGGATTCAGTCGTAGAGGAAGGTGAACGAGTACGACAGCAGGTTCTAGGATTTCCAAGATTAAACGTGTTAGAAACAGGATTACGTAAAATTGTTGAAACAGATCAGTGGCAAACGATGTGGCAACAGAAGTGGCAGGAAAAATCTAGTTCAACTTGTATAATCATGTGCGGACCTCACAGTCCTTTTATAAGTATAGACAATCAAAAAATTAAGGTAGAGCAACATGGATAAAGTATTTTGGATGAAACACGAAAACAGTGAACTAGCCAGTTGGCAACAACAGTTAGAGCAGGTAACTGGTACAGCATCATTTTGTGTTATTCCATGGATACATCTTGCAACTAGACCCAACGGTGATGCACGTATCTGTTGTGTGGCAAATGCATCAGGATCGTATTCCGGAGATTATGGTGTAGGGCTTGTTAAGAAAGAAGACGGTGATCCTAGTAACTTCGGTAACGAATTACCTAGTCAAGTATTCAACAGCACCTACATGCGTTCTGTACGTAAACTAATGCTAGAGGGAAAAATTCCTAGTAGCTGTACAAAATGTTTTGAAGAAGAGTCTAACGGAATTGTCAGCAAACGTATTTGGGAAACTGGTGCTTGGCATTTAGATAAACTTGATATCCCCGAATTGATTAATAACACAGAAGAAGACGGCACTGTTCCTTATAAATTACAATACTTGGATCTTAGACTTGGACATACTTGTAATTTAAAATGTATCATGTGTAGTCCGCATGACAGTAGTATGTGGGTGCCGGATCACAAAAAAGTATTTCCTATATTCCAAAGTCCTTTGATTAAAAAACAAATGGGTTGGGATCCGAAAGAATTTAATAACTACTGGCATGAGAACCCTGCCTTCTGGGAAGAAATCTATGCTCAGATACCTAATATTCGACAGTTGTATTTTGCTGGCGGTGAACCTTTGATCATTAAAGAACATAAGATTTTCTTAGAAGAGATTGTTCGCAGGGGCTACGCTGGACAAATACATCTGCGTTATAATACAAATGTCTTAATGCTGGATGACTCAATTATTGAACTATGGAAAAATTTTAAAGTAGTTAAAGTTGGAGTAAGTTTGGATGGTATGGACGATCGCAATCACTACATACGTTTTCCAAGCGATTGGGATACCATTGTGCAAAATTTGCACAAACTAGACAACACTCCCGACAATATCCATGTTACTATTGCACTAGCCGCACAAATTTTAAACATCAAACATATTCCAGACTTTATAAAATGGAAAGTATCTAGCGGTTTTAAAAAGATAAACAAACAAGTAAATGCCAGCGGATATACGCAAGGCGGCGGATTGATAGGTGTACATTTGTTGTGGATTCCTACATGGCTAAGTCTACGTGTTCTGCCCAAAGAAGACAAGTTAGAAGTTCGTAGAAAATTTGAAGAGCTTAAACTTTGGTTAGAAGAAAATAATAAAGATGACGAATCTCTAGGTAAGAACCCTTGGGGATGGAAACGTTGGGAAGGTATACTTGATTGGATGGACGAAGAAGATGACACCCATCTGCTTCCGGATTTTAGAGAATATATTACTACTCTAGATCAACAACGCAAAACAGATTTTACTAAAACGTTCCCTGAGCTTGCTCATTTGCTATGACACCTATAAAGATAGTATCAACTCAGCAATCTCACATCTTAGCAATAAGATGGAATCCTAATAATCTTTGTAATTATAAGTGTGAGTATTGCTGGCCGGGCAGTAATGCCGGGGACTATCGATCTCCTGCCGATTTAGATCTTATCATTAAAAACTTTAACCATCTTATTGAACGTTATCGGACAAAGCTAGGCAAGACTAAAATACATCTTAGCCTTGCGGGCGGTGAACCTACTCTGTGGCGAGATCTTGCTGAGTTTATTGAAGCAGTTAAAAAAGAAAATGACATCTACTTTAGTTTGATCAGTAACGGTTCGAGAACATTGCGCTGGTGGAAAGAGTACGGACATTTAATAGACAATGCCCATTTGTCGTATCATATATCGCAAGCAGATCCTGACCATATGATTGCTGTAGCAGATACGTTATTCGAACTTAATAAAAAAGTAACTGTTAAAGTCCTGATGGACAGGAAGCATTGGCAAGAGGGATTGGATGTCATTGACTATATGAAAAAGAATAGTCGTCACAAATGGATCCTTATGACTTGCGAAGTCATTGAACCAGAAGTATCAAGCATTAAAGGTATCAAAGTTATAGATGCGAGTGATATTCAACTGACAAGGAAACAAAAAAGTTTTTTAAAAAATCCATTGAAGCGGATTCCTGATCTAGTGTGGCTATGGAAAAATAGAAAACTTATATTTGGCGGCCAAATGCGCATCTATGAAAGTGTAGCGACTCTTGATAATGGCAAAACAATTAAAGCCAAATCTAATACCTATATTAATAAAAACTGGACCAGCTTCGAAGGTTGGAACTGTGACATAGGCTTAGATAATGTTTATATTAATTGGACTGGAGAAATACAAGGATCGTGTCAGCAGACAATTTATGGATTAGATTATAGTTTCAACATTCTAGACAAAGACTTTGTAGCAAAGTTTGATCCTGAATTCAAATCATCTATATGTTCTATTAAGAACTGCTTGTGTAGTTGCGAAACACATCAATCAAAGTTTAGACTTAGTTAGTGGGATATCTGCCGCGCAGGTACAGAAATTACGGTCACAAGTTACGGGTTCGCTAGGAGCAACGAAGTTGCCTTCATATATGTTGCCAAGACTACCACCGACTCTACAAGTCGCTCTGTGTACATCTCCGTCCCAATTTATCATTAGGCTTTCTATACCTGCGTTGCAGGTCCAACCTTTAAATTGATTCTGATGATTCTTAATCATGTCATTAGCATGATACAATAGTTGTGCGTACTTGTCATCTAACCACACTACTGTATTTGCTTCAACTGTAGACTCCATTGATTTAATAAAATCTAAATCGTTAGCATTATATCTCATGTCGTCAAAGAGATCATGATCTCCTTTGGTCCAGCGTATACGTCTAACAGTGTTTGGTATATTGCCTAACTGACATCTAGCTCTTAATTGCACTGCCGCAGGCATATGGTCGTGATGTGCCATTATCTGTGCTATAACTTTTACTGTTGATAATTTGTTAATGCTCTCTACTGTGTTGAATACACGTTTCCAATCATACTCTAAATGTATACTGAATACATATTGATCAACAGGAAGACCTGCATAGAATTTATACGGTCGTGTTCCATTAGTTGTTACGTTAATCCAACTGATGCCTACATGTTTAGCATACTTAACTAGTTCGTCAAACTTAGGATGGACACAGGGCTCCCCTCCTGTGAAACTTAATCGAATAGGCTTACCCAATGTTACTAGTTTATCTATAGTAGATTTTAAAATTTCTATATCTGTGTGCTGGCTTGTGTTGTCGTGTATTTCACTAGGGCAGTAACTACAATCATAGTTACAGCGTTTGCCAAGATTCCATTCAATCTTAATACTACCTTGATGCGGCCAACGGCTAGTTACTTTAAACATAATCTTTAAACTCCATAGTAACATCTGTAAACGATTTACTGTTTCTACTAGCATCTAATTTACGATTAAATTCTACACAGTCTCCCCACAGGATACTTTGATCAACAGCGTTGATATAATTGATGTTATCTTGTATTTGCCCTAGAGTATACGCTAGTAGTTCCGGATGTTGTTTGACCATTTTAAATTCTGAAACACGTAATTTAACTTCTTCCAATCTTTGAATAGCCAGCGCCTTTAAAGGTTTAGGTAGTACCTGTACACTTAACACTTTAGGATAGGATACTCGATGAGTGTGAAACACTATGCCAAGGTCGTTTAAAAAATATTCTATTATTTGATCTAATACCAGTACGTTACTTACTTGAACAGTAACGGCTCCGACTATGCGGCTAATATTTGGTATAGTTTGTATCTGTCTAATATTGTTAATAAGTTCGGACCATCGAGCGTTAGAACGCACATATTCGTAACTATCTCGAATTCCGTCTATACTAACGTTAACTGCGACTGATTTAAACTTAGGCCAATATTCCCAAACAGTACGATTACTTTTCCCAAGCATGGTTAAGTTAGTTGCATATTTAATTTCAATTTGGTCACCGTACGGTGCAAGCATATCTAATATGCGATAATGTTGTGGATCCATTAATGGCTCGCCGCCGGCAAACTCAACGCGACGGAAATAAGGCAGTAATTTTTCTAGGCTTGCCC